TATTTGAATCTCAATCATCTATGGAGGATGACATGAACGAAATGTTGGAGCAACTCAAGAAATTACTTGCCGAGCATCCTGAACTGTTTGGCAAGGGCATGAACGAAGCGCAGCTCGAAGCGCTGAATGAGAAGCAATTGAAGAAGCTAGATGAGTCGCTGCGCAGTGCGCTGGGGATCGATGCCAATGCGAACATCATCGAGGCTGTGAAGGCCAATGCAGACAAGGCGAAGCTCTACGATGCGATGCAGGCCAAGTCTGCGGTGGATGCGGCGATCACCGAGGCTACGAAGGATCTCCCGTTCGGCAAGAAACTGAATGAGATGTTCATCGAGTCAATCAACGAGGCCGAGCTCGCCACGCCTGAAGCGGTGAAGAAATTCGCCGAGAGCAAGCGCAAGGAATATGGCAAGCTGGCTGCGATGGAAGAACTGAAGAAAAAGGGTTTCAAGGCTTCAGGGATCACCGGTGTTGCGCCTGTCATCGAAGGAGAGGCGGGCACACCTGGTTTTGCACGTGCGTCCTTCCAGCTGGTGGAATCCATCCGCCGGGCTGAGAACCTGCCTGCACGTGATCTCACCAAGGGTGTGACTGCTGGGGAGGTTTTCACACTGCGTTTGCTCGAGCGCTTCGATGCGCTGTATCAGAGGCAGTTGATCGCCGAGAGCCAGGCGCTGGAGGAAGCCGAGCTCACGACCGATCTCAACATACCCTATAGCGTAAGCCGCGCGATCATCGAAGAGGCATTCCCCAATCTCGTTGCAGCCGGGATCTTCGACGTGGGCATCATCGAGACATCCCCGACCCGCCTGTATTTCGAGACGACCACCGGCGAGACTGGCTATGCCGTCGATGTGACCGATGAAGTTGTGACAGGCGGAGCGGAGGATACCTGGTATGGCCTTGATTTTGGGCGCGTCACGCCTGGCAGCGTGACCGTCACCAGCAACCCCGCAGGCACCACCTATGTGGAGGGCACGGATTACGTGATCAATTATGCGGACGGCAGGATCAAATTCCTGACGGCTGGCGATATCGGCGCCAATGATGTGCTTGTGGATTACAGTTATAGCGCGATCCGCACGGGTGAGATGGCTCCGATCGAGCGGGTCAAGACCACGCTGGCATATAAGACCATCGAAGCCGCGGCTGACCGCCTGGCTGACCAGATCTCGCGTGAGGCGATAGTGTTCTCACGCTCACAATTGGGTTGGGATGCGGTCGCCCGCACAATGGCCAACCTGGTGCGCCAGGTACGCCGCAAAATCGACCAGGGCCTGCTCTACATGGCATTCTCTGCGGTCAAATCTGTCCCCAGCAACAGCACCACCGCATGGACGGTTGGAGCAACACAAGACGACCTGGCTGAGTTGGTGCGCCTGATGGGCAATGCGAACGTGATCGTCGCCAACCGGTTCTATGAGCCAACCTTCTTCCTGGCGAGCGTGACGAACGCAGACCGGCTTTCGAACTGGGAAGGCTTCAAGCGCGATGGCTGGCCGAATGCGATCCTGAACGCGGCCGGCTTTGCCGGTGGTGTGAAGGGCAAGCCGATCTTCGCTTCGACGGAGTTCCCCGATACCCTGATCATCGCGGGCAACCGCGAGCTGGTGCAGCATCGTGTGTTCCAGCCATTGTCGATCCGGGGACCGTTCCCGACCTACGATGTGAGCGGCGGAACGTCCAAGCTCGTTGCGGCTGATCAGTATTACGCCGAAGAGTTCAACGTGACGGAAAGCACCGTGAATGAGAAGGGTGCATTCGTTCCGATCGAAGATGCGGCTTCGTAGGCCCCCCTGTCGCTCGCTTTCAGCGGCGACATCCCCCCAAATATCCCGTAGGGTATTTGGGGGGAGATTGAGGAGTAATGGCAGTGAAGAATTGGGCAAGGCCGGTTGATTTTTTTGCAACACGCTCGAACTATATCGATCATATGGCGCCTGTGTGGTTTGCGCTGGATGAAGAGATACGCGGTTCGTTCTATGTGCCTGCCCTAATTCAAGAGTATGCCATCAGCAAGGGTCTGGACGTAGTGCCGCTGAAACCCCCAGGCATCAACAATAAATTGGATGTCGCACCGGGCGGAGACGGTCCGCTGGTGACATGCGGATATAACGATCTGCAGCGGGCATTGCACAAGAAACCCCGCAGGCCCATGATCTTCATGCAGCATGGGATCGGACTGACGTTCCAGAATAACGCTTATGCAGGCGGAGCAGGAATGCAGCGGGATGTCAGTCTGTTCCTGGACCCGAATGAGCATACGCGCGCATTGATCGCAAAGACGTTTCCACATAAAGCGGGGGCGGTGATCGGGACGCCGAAGATGGACCAGTTTGCCCCCCTGCCTTCGGCATCCCCCGAAATGCGGGAGAGCGCCGAATTTGGGGGGAGAAAACCGGTTGTGTGTATATCGTTTCATTGGGATGGAGCGAGGATCGCTCCGGAGGCGGGGAGTGCGTTTGCGCATTACAAGTCCATTTTGCCGGAGCTGGCCAGGCAGGAAAATTTCACATTGATTGGGCATGGACATCCGCGGGCAATGGATATGCTGTCAGATTTTTATAGGCGATGCGGCATCGAGCCGGTATGGGATTTCGATGAGGTCATGCGCATGGCTGATCTTTATGTCAACGATTGCTCAAGCACCTATATTGAATTTTGTGTGACGGGCAAGCCGGTCATCATTTTGAATGCCCCGGAGTTCAGACGCAACGTCCATCTCGGGATTCGGTTCTGGGAGTACACGGATGTGGGTCCGCAGGTGAATGAACCAGGGGAACTGCTTTCAGCGATCGGCGATCAGCTTTCAGCCAAGAGCGAAACGTTTCAATCTGCTCAGCGCGAGGCAGTCAAAGATTTGTATCCTTATCTGGGCACATCTGCACAACGGGCGGCGGAGGTCATCCAGGAATTCGTGCTATCGAAGGCTCCGGCTCCGACCAGGATCGAAACCGTGAACGCCGAATCGATTGGACTTTTGTACATGAGCTTTGGCCAGCGTGCGGCGACCGAGATCCGCAAGAGCATGGCATCGCTCAGGAATGTGGGCTTGAAGATTCCCGTGTGTGTGGTGGGTGATACGCCTGTGAAAGGGACGCAGTTCATCGCATGGGAAGGGGAAAGCCCATTCGATGCGAGCCAGAGAGAAAATTTTCAGTTCAGGGCGGGACGAGTGAAGCCATTTTTGTATGGGCTGACGCCATTCGAGCGGACGCTGTATATCGATGCGGATACCGAGTTCATGTCCGATATTTTGACGGGCTTCGAGATTCTGGATGCATATGATATGGCGCTGGCTGAGGAATTATTGAGTGTGGGCCAGCTGTACAACAAACCACGCGCAGGCTGGGAGATCAACATCATGGAACGGGACGCAACGATCGAGGAGTTGGGCGGTGATCCGAAAAAAAAGTTTTTGAATTCGGGCGTGATCTTCTTCAGGAAAGGCGAACAGGTGGAGGCATTGTTCGAAGCGTGGGGCAGGCAGTGGCTGAGATGGCAGCAGTGGGATGAGCAGCTGTCCCTGATGCGGGCTTTGCAGGAATGTCCCGTCAATTACAAGGCTTTGCCTGTCGATTGGAATCATCCACATCGAAACAAGGCGAGGATCATTTTTCATAATTATGGAAGGGCGACGGCGAGGATGAACATAAAAGAAATGGAGACTATAGCATGAATGCAAATTTGCCAAGGATCAGTGATGTAGATGCGGTTGAAATCGCACGAGTTGTGCGGCCGCTGACGGATATCAACGAACGTGAATGCGTGGCAAAACTGGCTGCGGACGTTTCGCCTGGCGGGTTGATCGTCGAGATCGGTTCGCTGTACGGCGGGATGACGGCTGTGCTCGGACTGGCCAGGCCGGATGCGAAAATAATTTCCATCGATGATTACTCCTGGCATCCTGCGGATGATGTGCCCACCAGCAAGGAATTATTACTGGCGAACATGAAGAGCGTGGGCGTGAAGAACGTGACAGCCAGGGAAGGTGACAGTCGTGCGATCGGGAAGACCTGGAAAAGGAAAATCGATCTGCTTTGGATCGATGGCGGCCATAGTTACGATTATGTGCATGCAGACCTGGAGAATTTCGGTCCGCATGCGCAGGTGATCGCCGTGCATGATTACAAGAATCCGGCATGGGCGACGATAGAAAAAGCGATCAACGACTTTATTCTCGACCATCCCGAGTGGGCGATATCAGAGGTTGTCGGAATGGTTGCGGTTCTAAGGAAGTAGTATGAGCATTTTGCTTTCCGACCTGGTTGAGCGATTGGCGGCGGATGTGCCGGCAGAAGATTCAGTTCCGTCCAACACGCAATATGAGAAGGCCGTGCAGGATGCGGTCCGTGATTTCTCGGAGCGCTGTGGGTTGGAGCAGATCGCCGAGTTAAGCATCGTCCCAGGCACTGCGATGTATGATCTGCCGGCAGATTATTTGAAGATGATCGCGCTGGAGAGTTTCGCTTCAGCTGATGGCGTGCTTATCTCGGCACAGGGCATCATCCCAATCAGTGCGGATTGGGAAGAACAGCATACGATCCGCAACGAGCAGATCACGTTCTATCCCACTCCCACGTTCACGATGGCGAGGGAGTTGCGTTACAAGGCGGCATGGATCGGCACGGATATCGAAGCTGAAAGCTCGGGCGATGAAGCAGATACCGATTATGAGACGATGAGCGAGCGTGAAGCCAGGATCGTGCTCTTGAAGGCTCAGGCAAATGCGATCGGAAAACAGGCGAATGCACTAAGCGGGCAGACATTGAAATATTCCCTGGGCGCCGTGAGCGTGGATAAGGGATCGACGATCGAGGAGAAGCGCAGGAAGGCAGATTCGTTCAATGATGAATATCTCGCGGCTTGCGATAAGTACAACGGGCAGGTTGGAATGCAAGGATGAAGGATGAAGGATGAATTGGGATCAGATTGCAGACGATATGCGTGCGATACGAGCTGAAAATGAAGTCAGTCTTGCTATTCGGCGCGGGGCTTCGATGCTTACTGCCCAGCCAATGCGGATCGAGTATGCAGGCTCACGCGGCTTCCGGTTGCAGTCCGATGCGGCCAGGGCCGCACAGCAGGCAGTGTTCATTTTGGGCGAGCCTGATATGGATATCGCAGTCGGTGACCGGTTGACGTACACCAATATTTTGCTGCAGGTCGTGTTCATCCAGCCGAACCGGTTGGCATGTACGATCGCTGAAGCAATTGCGGTGGAATAGAGACCGGAGACGGAAGACCGGAGACCGAAGGTTTTTATTATGGAGAATGAAGGAGAATCACATGGCTATAGATAAAGTTGGCGTTTCATTTGGCAGGGCGACCGCGCCAGGAAACAGTGCGTTTGTCATCACGCCGGATGATGATGTTGATCTGGCTTATGTCACACGCGGAATTTACGTGGGTGTGGCCGGCGATTTGAAGGTGGATATGTTTGGGACTGGCACTGCCATCGTATTCACGGATCTGGCAGCAGGCACAGTCCATCCGCTGCGGGTCAAGCGAGTCTATGAAGCGGGTACGGACGCGACAAACATTGTAGGAGTGTATTAGATGCGGATCGGTTTGGATCTGGCAATCACTAATAATCAGAAAGCGGGTCCGCCTGCTGATGTCACCGCGCCGACTGTGGTAACGTTCACGGTCACGACGCCATCAAGCGCGCTTGCAATTCCTATCACGGCCTTTACAGCCAGCGAAGCGGGCGTGTATTTCATCGTCACCGAATCGAGTACACCCCCGGCAGTAGACGCTGCGGGCTGGAATCTTACAGCCCCAACGACTTACACCGTTGCCGATCTTGGAGCATACACCCTCTATCCCTGGGTGAAGGACGCGGCGGGGAATATCTCATCTGTGTTTGGAAGCCCTCGCGCCGTGAGCGTTGTCTATGATGTGGACTTTACTGGGATGTCAAACGGAGCATTGCCCGCACCCTTGAATGGTTCCACATGGGCAATTGCCAGCGGCAAGGCGATCAATTCGCCCACGTACGGGTCTGAGCTACTTACCGACCCGTCACTGGAGGCCACGTATACGGCCGGGAAATGTAACACGCTTACAAAAGGCGGAAGTCCGACCCTGGCCGAGTCCGCAGATGTTCACGCTGGAAGCAAGGCGCAGGAATTCACAGGGACGATAAACAACGACAGTCTGGAATTTCCGACTTTTGGCGGCGCGACCGGAAAATGGTTGCAGTTCAGCGGGTGGGGAAAGCGGACAGCTGGAACAGGTGGAAGGTCGCGGATTCTAAAAGCCATAAACGGCTTCCCTGGTGGCTTTATTCGCCAGCGAACCATCAAGGATGCCGCCTACACACAGAAGATAATGGTGTTCAAAGCGTATTCCGCAACTGTTGAAGTATATCCAGCAGCGTGTGGTATTACCCCATTCGACACCGTGATTGTTGACGACTTCTCGATGAAGGAAATTCCCGCTGCCGAGATGTACGCAACAAGGTCTTACCCATCGGCAGACGCAATAACCCGCGTTTACATAGATCAAACCGGCAATAACGGCACGGTGGGAATTGTGGCGCGGCTGGATAGCACAAGCAACCCGCAGAACTATATCCTTGTCGGCATAGACACAATGGGCGATTCTTCCACCGGCGTCGAACTGACTTACCTCAGCATGGCGAAAGTGGTTGCAGGAACTCTAACGGTACTTATCGCCCCAACATCTCTTGGTGCGCTGGTCGTAAACGGAGATTATATAGAGGTGGTTTGCAGCGGTACTAGCGTCTCGATGTTCTACAACGGTGTGCAGAAGGGAACGACTCAAACGGTATCAGATGCAGGGATTGTCAGTAATACGATATTTGGATTTTTTGGGGCAGGAGGTTCAGTAGTCAACCGTTTTTTCTTGGGAGCAGCAGCCTGAGTTTTACTGGTGCGACACAGACTGTTGCGAGTACGGCAATTATTGACAACGTAGCATATAGATGGTCAGGCAGACCGACAATGGAAGTCAACGACGACGATGAAGTGGTTTTGATCTATCGCAGAGCAGATAGCCATTCCGCGACTAACTCGATATTGCACATCCGTTTTAGCGATGATTACGGCGCAACATGGAGTGATGAGGATAAGGATTTGTTAGGCAACTCAATTACAAATTTCCCATTTGACCCTGCCGGTTATTCGGCCACCGAACACCCCGCCGATCTGTGGCTGTACAAGGCTCCGAATGGCGACTTGATCCTGCACACATGGAGAACCGAGTCACCAGCGGAGGCAGATAATTGTACTTATCAATCCATTTCAACAGATGGCGGCAAGACTTGGAGCGCGGGCGCGGATATAACTCTGAGTGGACATTCCATCAGTATGGTATTTGCGACGGATGACTACTTTGTTTATGACGGTGTGATCTACGCCGCCGCGCGGGATTTCAGCAACACGGAAGCAGACAGTAAGATGATCTTCATCAAGTCCACCGACAACGGCGCGACGTGGACGTATGTTTCAGAAATGCGAAGCGGCGCGACAGATGAACCAGCCAACGAAGTAGGCATAGAGTATCTTGGGAATAACCGCATCATTGCCATTTACCGGACAGTTGCTTTTACCGCAACCGCTCGGTCTTACTCGGACGACATGGGGCTTACGTGGTCGAAACTGGAAGCCATTACCTACAACATCCCCGTAAGTGGCAGACATCGTATCTGGACAAAGACCCATTTCGAGGGCGGTGCAAACTGGTGGAATGACACGAATCTTGTCATGTGCGGGTTTGTCAACTTCCCAGGCACAGGCCGCAAAATAGCGGTGTGGTACTCGAAGGACGCAGGTGAAACGTGGTCACCCCCACGCTACCTCGAAGGAACGATCTATAATGATGCCGGGTATGCGGATATGGTTTACAACTCAAGTAACGGCCAATATGTCTTGGTGTCTTATATCGGGCCGTATGAAACAGCAATCGCAGCACTAAAGCAATACAACATCACGCCAGATTGGAATGCTGACGAAGCATAGAATGAATATCTGTCGAATGGAGAAAACTTTCATCGCAGACAGGTCAACCACCAGGATAAGGGCAAACCCATGAAGGATGCCTGCCTAAGCCGCAGGCAGGCCCTTATCCGGGACGGCTGGAAGGAAGTCAGGTTTGACGAGGATGCTGATTAAATGAAAACTGGTTTCGAGTGGGTTGTTTCGCCAAAGGTGATTGCAAAGGGTCTGGACGATTATGGCCGGAAGGCTTTGATTGCCATTCAGGCTGTGGCAAATTACTGGGGACAGCTCATCCAGAACGAGGCCCGGGAGAACGCGGCCTGGGAAGATCGGACTGGCAACGCACGCGGCGGTCTATTCTTTGCGGTGGATGGTTTCGGTCTCGAGTCGATCACCGGCGAGGTGACACCTGAAGCGAAGAGCGAGATGAGTGATGTGGCTGTGGAAAGCGGAGATAAAGATACGTTGATCATCACGCTGGCGCACACGGTTTTTTATGGCAAATTTTTGGAAACATCGAACGGCGGCCGCTATGCAATCATTATGAGCACGATGGAACAAAATTTTCCGAAGCTGGAACGCATGATACAGGAAGTATTCAAAGGATGAAGGATGAAAGCTGAAGGATGAATTTATGGCTTCATTAAGAACAAGGATCAACGCATTTTTCAATCCGCCATCAGCGAATGGTGAGACGACCGCCGCGCCGGCTATACAACAGTCCATTGTGGCTGAGTACCAGAAGCTGAAGTCAGACCGGGACCGGATGGCGATCATCAAGACGTGCAGGCAGATGTACGCAACAGATCCGCGTGTGAAGAAGGCGCTGAGAATGTATTCGACGGACCTAGTGAAGGCTGGCTTCCTTGTCAAAACGAAAGATGAGCTAGCAAAGGAGATCGCAACGGAGCTGCAGACACGGCTCGGGTTGAATAAGAAATTGCAGGACGTGGTGCGTCTCACCGGCCGTGATGGTGATTCGTTCTACGAAAATGTCGTCGATGAAGAGTTGAATATCATCGAAGTGAGCCGCAAGCCCACCCTGAGAATGAGGCGCAATAGCAATAACGCGGACAAGCTGGACGATCCGCAGCGAGCTTTTTATATGGTCGATGAAATGTATACGGGCTTTGGCATCCCGAAAGATGCGGTCTTTTTCCCCGAATGGCAGATCATCCATGCCCGCTGGGAGCACGACGATGAGAGTCGTTACGGGGTCCCGATGTGGGCGTCGGCAACAGGATCATTCAAGCGTGTAAGCGAGGGTGAAACAGATATGGCTGTGCGGCGCAAAGTGCGGGCAGGGATGAGATTGCTGCATGTTGTGGACGGAAATGAAGCGGATGTGAAGGCTTATAAGGAGATGAACCAGAAAGCGCTGGATACTCCGACCGCAGCACATCTGGATCTGTTCTCGAACAAGCCCGGCTCGATCACAGCAATCCAGGGCGATGCGCATCTGAATGAGATTAACGACATCCTGCACCAAGTAGCGACGATGTTCGCGGCGTCCGATGTGCCGATGGAGCTGGTGGCATACGGCGAGGGGTTGAACAGGGATATCTTGGGCGAGAAAAAGGACGAGTACGATGAATCACTCGACGATGGCAGGGAATGGGTTACAGAAGAGTTCCTGAAGCCATTGCTGGAACGCCAGTGGCTGTTGAAGGGAATTTTGCCTGCCAATGTGAAGTATGAGATCGTCTGGCGCCTGGCGAAGAAGCTGACGCCGGCAGACCTGCGTGACCTGGGTGATGCACTGGCCAGGCTGCGTGTGCTGGGTGTAAAGGAGGAGATCATCCAATCCATTGCGGCGCTGTATCTTCGGAATGTGGATGTGGATATTCTCAACTCGGATGGAATCAGCGCGGAGCAGTTCGCGAAGAGTTTGCAAGGAATTTCAATTTAGTGATTTTCCACGAAGAACACTAAGGAACACGAAGGAAAAAAATGACTGTTTTGTTGCAACGCATCGATTTGGATGGAGACGCTTCGTCCCTTCGACAAGCTCAGGACAGCGCTTCGCTCGCTGAAGCTCGCTCCGCTCAGCGCGACATAATCAAGAAGCTGGATAAGGTCGCGCTGGGGCGGATGTATCAGGCGTCGTATAAAGCGGTGATACGGTTGCAATTATTTTTCACTGGCAGAACGCATGAGCTAATTTTGGACTTCAGCGAGAAGGCTCAGGCGTTGATACTGAAGAAGGCTGGCAAGGAACAGGTGCTGGATGGGACGAGCGGCTACAGCGTCCAGACTGAAATGCTGAAGATGTGGGGAGATCTGTTCAAGGAATGGCAGGATGAATTGCAGGCAGTGAGGGGGGAGGCGGCGAGCATTCCGTTTGGGGTTCTGGCGGTGATGCACGAAAGATTGGTGATGCCCACGTTGAATGAAAGCCATCCGCAGATTTTGCAGATGTCGCAGATTGAAGAAGCACGATCCGTTGGAGGTGTGTTCGAACGGCAGTTGCAAATGCTGCTGGATATAGCGGCGGAGCATTTGTATGGGGATGGGATGAATCTCTCCGCACGGATCTGG